GCGTCGGCATTTTCTCCGAACGTGGCCCTCATCTGGAAGTTTCGCTGTGCGTATTCTTCCCCCAGGTCAATCAGTTTTTTAATCGCATATCCTACCGTGGCTGCGACAGCGGTTACAGCCAGCCATGAGGATTTTAGACTATCCCACGCAGCGCTCATTTTGCCTGTAGATGTAGTGGTAGTATCCTCTATCTTTTTGATAGACGTGCCTGTCTGCTTTTCAAATTCCTTAATATGCACAGAGCCGTCATCCTTGACGGTCAGTCTGATTTCTATGGTATTGGCGTTTGACATATCATTTCCTCAACCAGCCCCAGGTCGCTCCACTCCTCCGGGGTCAGGTCATTGGCAGCAAAAGGATATCCGGCTAGTTTTAATCGCCGGACACGGAACATCTTTATAGTGTATTCATCGAGATCGGACTGTTTTTTCTTCTCACATTGAGAGCATGTCCATGAAAGCAGCTGAGCGCCGACCTCCTCCCGACATTTTCTCTCCTGGATGGCATCACAGAGACCGCGGCGGAGCGCCTCCAGGTCTAAGACAAAGGGGAGACATCATCCTCTTTTGCCTCATGAATCTCCCCTGTATCACCTTCTCCCCAATCATCCTCCTCGTCAGGAAGGACTTCCATCGCTCCGGCCCCCTGTGATATGTCGCGCAATAGTGACGATTCGAAGACATGGATGGACAGCATTTCAATCACGTCAGGGGCATATTGTTTTACCACGGCTTTCCAGTCAGGATCATAATTATCGTCCCCTAATTTAGAGGATATCAGACCTTTGCCCAGAACGGAAAATGCGCCGGTCTTAAACCCGATGAGAACTGCTGCCCCGGCTTTCATTCGTAATTCTCCCAGCGTGGAAACGATTTTATTTCCTCTTCTGGTAACGTAGCCGTTGGTATATTTTATCTTCTCCTGCGATGTCGGCATACGATAGTAGAGAGTAATCTTATCGCCTGATATCTGGTCGTTGAATGTCACTTCGCACGGTTTATCACTTAATTCTCTTGGCATGTTAATATCTCCTCTGTGTTAAATTCTAAAGGTTAAATGTTAAACGGCAAAAGTAAAAAGATTTTTTACCTTTCACTTTTAACTTTTTACTATCCCACTTTTATGCGGCGTATGTCGTCTGAAGATTCTTCACTTTCACGATCACGCTGCCATAAGTGTCATCCTCCAACACCTGGATATCCCCGGCCTCGGCAAGTCGTTTTCCGTCTACGGATAGGGGCGCATTTAACACCGCAACCTTAGGGAATATGATCTCCGCCTGGTATTTGTGCGGCGTGTCATAGACTGCTCCCTCTGCCAGGATATAGAGTCCAAGGGTATCGTTATCCTCCATATGCTGCTGCATAATGAACTCGCGGAATTCACGGTCCAGCTTTATTTTTTGTGCTCTGCCTCCGCGGATAGCACGGGATGCATATGCCCCTCCGGCGCCGGGCACGAACTGAATTTCCATGTTGTTATTTAATGTCCACTCGATAGATTTCAGTTCTGCCTGCAATTCCCTGCCGCCTTCAAAAGCCGAGCCCGACCATGTTCCTCCGACTATTAATGTCATCTCGGAGACACGCAGCGGCGTCTCGTTAACACGAGAAGGAAAGGTCATCCAGCCCGATTCTGTGGGGATATAAAGTATTTTGAAGTCTTTCAGGGTATGTGTCCCGCCTGGAGCGGCGATGGTTATCACAGCTGGGGCAGCTCCGGATACGGCGGAATGTGCGACTTCCGTCCAGACACCTGATGTCAGTTCCACCCTGATGCGCTGGACGTTCTGCAGCCTCTCCGCAGCCGTCGCCCCCTCCACTCCATTTGCAGCCAGAGTCAGCGTTGTCCCGTCGATATAGGAGTTGACCGTTTCTTCGGTGATATTGTCCGTCCGTTTCCCCGTCGCTTTGCAGGCAGCTACGATTTTGCACCATGCGTCGCGGGCGAAGGTCGCTGTAATCGAGTCGATAAATGCAGATGCAAACCGACGCTTTAATACCGTTTTGCCATAGCGCTCGGCAAAGGTAAAACTGGGAATCGACCGGTCGGCATCGAGATCACCGTCAATAGGCGTGATGGTATGCTGGCGTCCTGTCCCTGCAGCGGCGCTGGAAATTACCCCCATGGCATAAGCGCAGAGAAATGCAAAATGCTGAGGCTGTGCCTTGTCAAAATTGAGGGACAGATTAGCCAGAGCGCCCAGATCGTACAGGGTGTCAGGCTCTTCTTTTCCCGTCGCTTCATCTTCGTTGCTTTCCCTGCGATATTCCAGGTTGGCCACATCGCCCAGGGCAGCAAGTAATGTCAAGTCTAATGTCTGCTCCGTGTTGATTGCCGCCTCCTGAGCATAGGCAGACACAGCAATAAGATTGTGGGTTGCCATATAGCTTCTGGTCATGGGGTCACCTCACTGTTTTCCGGGGCATCGATAACAGCCCCTTTCTTGCCGGAGAGCTTTGACGGTCTTTCAGTGTCCGCCTCCGGCGTGGTTTCTTTAACTTCCTTGAACTTTTTTGCCTCCTGCGGTGGGATTTCCACATATAGTTTTCCACGTGCAAATGTCCGTCCTGCAAAAGGCCCTTCAACGATGGTAAATGATTCTTGATCTTCCTTTAACCGGTACATAGATAGTTCCTCCTTGTTATGCCGTTTCGACGAGCACGTTGCTCAGACGATATACCAGACCGTATACCATGATGCCGCCTTCTGCCATGATCAGGTCTTCCGTTACCGGACGTAGAAAGTCATAATCATCCACCCAATGTCCTGTCAATTTGCCCCGAACTGCCTCGATGAGGGCGTAACTGGATACCGATCCTGCTGCCCGGCTTTTCTGATTTTTTGTTGTCAATACGATCATAAAGTCTAAAGCAGCCGTTGTATTCTCTCCTGCCTGCTCAAATGGCTCGAAAACAGCGCCCTTATAAATTACATGGAGAGACGGCAATCTCTGCGGCGTCTTGAGCAATGCATCTATATCGCCCTGCCAGGCGTCGACGGTGGCTACCCCCTCAATATCCTCCAATTCTGCGATGATGTCTTCCTGAATGGTCTCAAGCATTTAAAACCCCGTCATTTTGTCGCGGGTGAATCGTCTGGAATTAGAATCGATGCTAGCGGAATTGCTGGTATCGGCAGGGGCAGGCGTTGACGCTCCGAGGCTGATTGACCCCGCTGCCACCTTTTCCAGGAAACGGATTGCCTCTTTATTCCTCTCCTTGCGCACCTCCGGCATTTCAAGGTCGCTCCGGGAGTAGAGGTTATACAGAGCAATATCCGCGCTGATCTGGGTAATCTTCAGAGGCACAGGAGAAAGCGGAATAGTATAAACACCCTGGCAGTACGCGTCTATCGTCGCATCGGCGTCGGCGATAGCGGCCGTGACCTTGTCGTCGTCCACTTCCCCTTCGCCGGCATCGTCCGTCAGCGTAATTAAAGTCGCCTCATCGATCCGGTCGAGTATGTTTGCCTGTGTGCAGTACGCCATCTCTACTTATCCTTTTTGCTCTTGGTCTTTTCTTTGCCTGTCTTATCATCTGTAATAACAGTCTCAGCAGCGGGCTCAATAGCGGGCTCAACAATGGGGTCAACGGCTGTAGGGGTTCGATTAATCAAACCCCTGCTATCCGCTGAAACATCAGGTATCTCATCAACTATCAGCATGGGATCTGCCTTGAGCACTGCCAGTTCCTTCTTACTGAATTTGTCGTTCGGGTATTCCTGGGGCTTCGCCGGATGGGCAATGCCGCACCGCCTGAAGCCGTCTTTCTTGCTCGTTATTCTGATCATCGTCTTATCCTTTCTCAACAGGGCAACCACAAGGGTTGCCCCTACGTTGATTTTTTGTTTACGCCAGCCAGGGCACGACCACCAGCTTTGTTGAGTTGTACCAGATGTTGCTCTCTCCTCCGGATGCGTTCTGCTTCTCCACGATTTCTTTTCCGGCGCTCTCGTTTGTCCCTCCGACGATAAGGTGTGTGGGCTTTATGCCGAGAGGGGTGTTGCCATCGCCGTCGTCTCTTTTTAACGCCATCATGGCAGACCTGCCTGTTATATAATTGGCTTCGCTCAGCGTGTCCTTGCTTCCATAAACGAGCTGCCACAGTCCATAACCTACGTTTTTCCGGTCGTCCACACCATAGAGGAACTTTTTGCGCATGAAATTCTCATGGTCGCCAGGTTGATCTAACGCCACAAACTGCGGGCTCTTGCGCGTCTGAAGGATAATAGGCTTGATCGGCCGGGATAGATCCATCAGGAACCAGGGATTGCCGGAGCCTCCCCCGTCATTGCTGACGGACGCTCCGTTGACAGGATGGTCTTCGTCGATGAAGTACTGTCCGTCGTAGCAGAGAGTTGTGAACCCCGCAGCAAGAAGCGCCCACACGAGAATGTCCGGATGCTCCTTGGCTGCCTGTGCCAGACCCTGGATCATGGGTGTATAGACCCCGATCTGGTCGTCGTCTATGTCGTCCCGATCCACCCCGATGGTGGACTCGAACGATTTGTTTGTGATTGTGTAGCTGAATGCCGAGAGGTCTTTGACTACTCTGTCGCCGAGCCATTCCTTCATCTGCGGAAACTCGCCGAGCCATTTGTAGTCTACACTCCTGCCGGTAGACGGTACGGTCATGGCGATGAGAGTGTACATCGCCGCCACGGAATCGAACGCATTTTTGAATATCGTGCTGAAGGTCTTGTATATGCCTTGCATATGTGCCTGATTGATGATCATTTTTGTGTCCTCCTTTTGTTCTTTGTGACAGCGGGCTCTGCCTGTGCGTTGCACGCAGACAGGTCCCGCCCGCTGTTGTTATGATGTTAAGAGTTTTTTCTGGTATTCGATCCATGCTGCCAGCATAATCACATCGTCTGTCCCGAGCGTGCCGTCCTTGGGCTGTATTGTCAGCTCTATCACAGCCGGATAGGCAGCCAGGTTTGCCAGCGACAATGTGAGGGTTACGTGCTGCACCGTCTTTGCGGTAGCGTCACCTGTCATAGCGTCCGTATCCCCGCCGAAATCGGCGTCTGCATCGTACAGGGCACCTACCACGTTGTTATATGCCGAAATGGTAAACTTCGTGGCGTCGCCTATCGTTGCCCCTGTTTTTGCCGCCAATATGTGCAATACCGCATTGGCAGCCACGTCCATATCGGGGGGGACCATCGCCTTCGTTCCTACCGGAGTAGGCGTTGCATGGTTGTTCCACCGTATGCCCAGCCCTTTGGCAGTCACGCAGAAACCTGGCAGTGGGTCATCTGCGTTAACAAATGCCGCCAGGGCAACACCTGCCTCGGTAATAACCGGCATCGGGATAGGGATTATACCCTTTGCGGTGAGCAGACTCTGGTATATCTCCTGAATCGCAGCCTCCATCTGGGTCTGGGCTGTAAAGAGACCGGCGTCGGCAATAGATATCGCCGATGCAGCGTGTGCTGCGGTCGGATCGGCGATGTGAGAAGCCACGTCCGCCTGTTTGATCGCAGGTTCTATATCTACCCAGGCATGCGTTGTGTCCATATAAGCTGCGATGATCCCGCAGAAGATGTCGTAAGTTACGTTACCGGCAACATCTACAAGGTTGTCGTCTGCCAGGAATACGTTATCCCCGACGTTTGCCTGAGAGATGGCGGTTGCAAATTCCATCTTGAAGAGGCCGCGTCTCATCACCAGAACATTGATATCCCCGTCATTGCCGTTCGTGTTGTCGGCGTATTCCCTCGAGACACCCATGAATATCGCTCCGGATATGTCCCCGCCTTTGATGGCATAGCCTGCAGCATTGACACAGACGTTTGCGCCTGCGTAAATCTTATCCCCGTCATCGACGGGAATGGAGAGTTCCACACCCTCTCTGTACTCTATTTTTTTGTCAGCCGTTAAATCGGTCATCTCGTTCCTCCTTTTTCACCCTCTCCCCCTGTCTGCGTGCTGGCACGCACAGGCAGACACCCCTCTCCCATCAAGGGCGAGGGAGGAGGGGGAGTTATTTGTTGTATTTTTTAAATGTTTCGTCATCAACGCCGCAGAGCTTGTTGATAGATCGCTGAACATCATCGAGTTCTGCCGGCCCGCCGGTATCTTTTTTCTGCGGTATCTTGTCAATAGGAATGACGCTTCCTGCAGGTCTTGACAATATGATCAGCTTGAACTGCTCAGGATTTTTCAGGGCAAGATCTCTGCCCCAGGCATCGAGCTCTGCCGGACTCGTCTTGCCATCCTTGAGGGCAATCGCGACCATGCCTTCCTGTCTCATGGCGGAGATCTCTTTCTGTAATTCCGCAACCTGCAGGCTCAGCTTCACTGCCACGTCTCCAGGCACCTTCATGCCTGCCACGACGGCGATAACCTCTTCCTTCTTTGCACCTGGCTTCACGCCAAGGGCGTCCATCACTTCTTTACATGCGACGGGTTCCTCCCTGGTTTCCAATTCCTTGTTTTTTGCAATGATTCCCTCCACTGCCTCAATTATCTTTTCCTCGTTGGCATCATCAGCCAAGCCAAACAGTTTCTTAATTTTCTCTAACATCTTTTCCTCCTTCCGTATTTCTTCGAGTTTTTTGTTTTCTCTCTCTTCACCTATACTGAGTTTTGCCATAATCGGTTTCAGATTGTTAATCTTGGGATAATTGGTCAATGCTACATGCTCTATTTTCACCACCTTTCTTCCTTTAGTTGTCAGCCAAAAGACAGGAGAAAAGTAACGGTACTCTTTCTCCTGTAAATATTTTTTAGCGCGCTCCGTCCATTCCACCACTGCCCATAAGCCGTCTTTACCCTTATCCACCAGCTTCTTTATCCATCCGGCGGCGGGGGCTTCAACGTCCTTGAGTGTCTGATGCTCGTAATCAATCACCATATCGTTTCCACGCCTTTGGAACTCGTCAATGACAGACCTCATCCCCTCATCATCCAGAATGCCAGTATCCTCTCCTTCAATTTCGATTTGTCCGTATGGCAGCAGTTGAAATTCAGCCGGCGCACCGTCCATCTCTTTAAAAATTCCGATGATTTTCATTTTCTCTTGACACCCTCTCCTGAAATTGCTATAGTTTTCCTAGCTGGGTGGGTTGGCCCTGGACTTATCCCCACCGAGTTCCCCAGCAGCGCCAGAGGTGCTGGACTGGGTTATTTATTTTTGGAATAGATGCATTCCCCCGCACGGATAGAATCAATTCTCTTGATCCTTTCTCGTGGAATTACCGTTAATGTCCTCCATATTCCCTTCTCAAAATCCAGTATTACCACCATGCCAAAAGGGTTTTCATCACTACGATAAAACTTAATGTGATTTTTTCGCAGATTGCTTTTCCCTTCGACCTTCATAACATTGAGCCATATCTCATCAGGGGTCTCGTATGTCTCTCGTATCATCGGTACATATCTGCCCCTGTTCTTCCAATCCAGATGCCCGAACAATAATCCGTTAAATACGCTATATGAGCCGTCTGCCGCAGGAAGAACAGCCGACTCGCCTTCCATGCCAAGTGATTTTTTCAGTTCCTTTTTATAGAAAGGAATCGGATCTATTTTCTGCCTTAGCAAATCCTCATAGCCGGGTAATTCTTTTGCCTTTGGGAACCGAGACGCATCCATCTCTTTAATGCTTTGAAGCCCATACTTTTTTAGCCTCTCCCCGGAAAACGGAATCAGTGGGGTTGCAGCTTTGGGGATATCTTTGGCAACCTGCTCCGCCATCCCTTTCCATACATCCTCTGCCGGATTAAAATTCCACCCCTTATCAGGCCGATATGCTTCCCCTGTTACAGGGTCTTTTGGGATTTCCTTTTCAACCGTCAGCCCCTCTTCCTCAAGCTCTGCCTTAGAAATGGACGTCACCGAACACCGGCATCGATATCCGTTCGGCGGATACCACGTGTTCCAGAACGGATGATCATGCGGATACACCTTGCCGTTCATCGCAGCATGAGTCGGCCGTGTCCGTCCGTCATTAACGGCATTGTATTGCCAGTACAGTCGCCTCTTTGCCACCTGCTTCATCTGTGCATGACGCCCTGCCATGTACGATGTCTGGATATTTGTACGGAAAATATTTTCCAGGCGATGCGGGGCAAGCCCCTTCCAACCACGGTTCTCCATTATCTCATCGATCCGGTTCCTGAAATCCCCGAAGGTCTCTCCGTCTGCAATCGCCTTCTCCATTGCTCCGTGAATGTCGGAAAGCACATCCATCCGTGCCACCCCGGCAACGGTAAAAGCCCTTGCCTTTGCAGCATTGTTCGCCCCTTCTGCCATCTTTTCAAACGCAGACGGAGACATCACTATTCTCTTCTTGAAAAAATCAACTGCCTCTTTATATGGCATCGGTTTCAAATCGGGCATTACCATCTCCCCATTATATAATCCTGTATACTCTTTCTGAGATAATTGATGTCACTGTCTTCAAAAAACAGATACGGTCTCGCCGGTATTTTCACCTGTTTTTTCAGGATGAACAGTGGACGTATCTCTTTCTTGCCGATCTTCTGGAAGATAATCCCTTTTGCTATGAACGTATTCTTGAAATCGGCTGCCCGCTTTGGTGTTCTGGTATCTGCCGGTCCGCCAGGGAATGGAATGGTCAGAAACTTCTTAGTCTTGGGGCGTATTGTGCCTCCTTTGTCATGGATGCCTGCGTACCGCACCGCATCTCCTCTTAGGCTTCTCCCCCCTGCGCTGATTACAACGGATTTATTGTCCGGGGTTACATCCAGACTCCCTTTGAGCCTGGCTGTCCTCTCCTTTAAGACTGCACCTGAAAGCCTCTGAGAGATGCGTCTCCTCACCCTCTCCCCGAAATCCATGAGAGGCTGTTTAAGATTCGGCATCTTTTTTGACATGTCTCTGAGGAGGTAGAGTACCTGCTCCTCTCCACCAACTTGCATCCTGATTTGCATACTCGTTGCTCATCCCTCATTGCGGGTTTGATAAATCAAACCCCTACATCTCGTTATTCATCACTCATCACTCATCACTCATTGCTCATTGCCTGTGTACCTTCCCCACATATCCGCCACGAATATCGCTCTTTGCAACATATCCTCCAGATCGTCTGCATCCATGTCGCTATATGCCGACAGAATCTTCTCTCCCAGCTCGTCAAAATCTTTTGACTCCTCGATCATCTTTTTCACCGGCTCGGTGATGCCCTCTATAACAGCACCCCCCTCAACAGCAAGCTTAAGCTTGCTGTTATATTTGCTGTTGAGAGCTTCTTCCATTGCTGCATCTGCCAGGCTTTCAATGGCCTGCTGCCCGGGTGTAAATCGTGAACCTATGGATTGCTCTTTTAATATCTTCATCGAAAGAGGCGATTCAGCCCCTGCGATCTGCTCTTGAGGCGTGACCAGTTTATCCCCTCCAGGTACCGGCGGCAGGCCGATATATGCCCGCACCTCATTTATCGTTACCGCACCATATTTCATGTAATATTCGTATATCAGGCTGCCTTTGCTACTAGCCATGTCAAGGAGGTCCTCTCCTTTCTCCGGCATAGGGACTTTAAACTTCTCTGACACGTGCGCTACCGTCAGAGGATAGTTAATCTCATATAGGTTTTTATATACATCCGAGAGCATCTTCAGGTCTTCCGGAGGCTCATATAAAAACTTAAACCAGGGCAAAGGTTTATCCCGTCCGAAATTATATACCACCAGAGGGCGAATGATCTGGAAGCGGATGGTCTTTGCCAGAGCTTCTGAATCAGCTTTAATCAGATCATGCCGCACTTTGTCCTGGGCGACTTCATTACCGAGCTTTCCAGGTGTCCCTTCGGTAGTCGCCGTCTGGCCTAAAATAGCCTTAGACATCTCCTTGTTGCAGAAATCAGCCAGAGCCGCATAGACATTGTCGGAGCCTGTATTTTTGGCAGCATGAATAAACTCAATCTCGGTGTTCTTCGAGATGATTCCAGCGGCGTCCGACCCTAGCGAGCGGATGGCTGCAAACAGGGCGTCCTTATCTTCCCTCGATGCGCCGGTGTCGTATTTCCCAATTCGGAGCGGCATCCCGAAGACCTCGGCAAAGGCAACCCAGTCTTTTATGTCAAAATTCTTAAACAGGTACATCCATGCGCAGACCCTCAGTATCCCCGCCCGTGTATCGTACCCCGACCGTGCCTTGTATCGGTGATATACAAGCTTCCAGGGCGGCATCTGCTCACCGTTTACAGGCTCTGCTTCGGTGATGATCCTGGGCATTTCATAGCTTTTTGCCCACATCCCCCCCTTTGTCCCCCCTGTCAGGGGGGAAGAAAGGGGGGTGTAGAAGACGGCCTTCTTGGCGTGAATCCATTGGAGGTCGTTGATGACAGCTGAAGCTCCGTCAATGCCCCACATTATTTCCAGCATGGAGTATCCCTTGCCTATGGCGTCAAGCATGTCCAGCAAAGCATCCTCGAATCCCGAAAGGTTGGATATACAATCAGAGACAAAGTCACGAATCTTCCTGTCTTCGGCAGACTCAGAATATGGCATGATGTCATAGTCGAGCCCGAGCACTGCGTTTTTGCGTGTCTGTAACTCTGAGAATAGATGCGTGTCCTTCTCTTCCATCTCCTCGAAGAGTTCTGCCTGCAGGTAAACATTGCCTCCGTCCGCCTCTTTGAATATATAGCTCAACCTCTGCGGCGTGAGACCTTCGCTCGGATAGCCCGACCAGTGGTCGCGGATCGTTGTGACTGCAATCTCGCGGGTCTCAGGCTGCTTCTTTACCTGAATCTCTCTGCCGAACTGATCGTATAAAAGCGCCATCAGTACGCCCCTCTCTGAATAAATACGCCTGAGCGGTGTTTTTCTTCCGCATCGAAATCATTATGCTCGGCAGCGTAACGCCGTTTTCTAACGCTCTCGTATTCCATGGGACATCCACCCCAATCGGCATGAACGGCAAACCATGCCATTGCCCCGGCTACCCCCGAGTCGCCGTGGCGTTTTTTGTTATCTTTCCCTTTGACCCTGATGTCTGGGAGTTTGGCGACTCCCCGGATAACCTTGAACGCCCGGTGATCCTCAATTACGTCGGCATCTTTGGCCAGCAAGATGGTCTTGTCTTCAAACGCCGCTCTGTACTGGTACATATTTTCCCGGTACCATTGTTCCGTCAGCATTACCTGAGCAATACGGTTAGCTCCGTAGCGCTGCATTGCACGTTCCGCCAGATACTGGCCATTTCCACGGGCATCGAGAGCCCCGTAGCGAAAACGGTTTAGGCGGTCGCAAATATAGTAGAAAATCTGTTCCTGCTGTTGAAATGGGATGTTCCTTAATTCCAGATGAAATAATGCCTTCCAGTTGGCGCTCTGCTGTTCGATCAACGGAATAAAAACGGACAGATCGCCGGTCCTCCCAAAATCCTCTCCAACTACTGAGTTTCTCTCCGGATCAATAACCACCAGCAACGGTTTTAAAACTTCCTCGCACCAATCGTTGACCTCGGCATAACGGATATGATCAGGCAATTCGGCAAAGGATGCGGGTTGCTCATACCGGACAACTGGAATCTCCGCAGAAAGGCAGGTCTCAATAAGTGCCCGGGTTAAAAATGTCCCCGTTCCCTGGCTCGGCACACAGAAAAGCTCTTCCTCGGCATCGTCACCGTAGGCATCGATCATGCCTTGCCGCCAGATAGCTTCTCCCTCTTCAGTCCATTCTCTGCCCAAGACATCACAAATCCGTTTATAAAGACCGTCCCGCAGGGCATCGTCAAAATCTACACGGTGTAAACTATATGGTTTTTTACCTGCCCTGATGTCCTGAATAACGGAATTGAATTCGTTGGTATCTCCGAAATGCGTACTGATGACACGAACCTGCCCGCCCCACATAAGCAATGCCATTGCTGCCTTGAGGAGACCAGCTAGGTCGTCATGAAAAGCTGCCTCATCAATAACCACACGGCCCTGCTTACCACGCAGGTTTGTAGGTCGGCTGGATAGTGCCGTGATCCGCCAGCCAGATTCGAGGGTGATCTTATATGCCAGAATCTTCTTTTCCTGAACAACTCCGCCCACTTCTTCTTCATCAATCTCCTCGTATTCTTCCATTTCAGAGGCTGCCAGGTTATATGCTCTAGCCCAGTTGGCACAATCGTTGATGAACTCCAGTGCCATGTCCTTTGTGTAGCCGATATACCAGACGTTACGCTTTTCGCCGCTACCCTTCTCTGAGGCGTAAAGGGTATCATCCGCCGCCTCTGCCCATGAAATACCCACACGACGTGATTTTTCAATGAATTTAACTGCAGACTGATCAGCAACCCAGCGGGCCTGATAAGGCAGTAAAATACCCGTAGCGGATCTTGCCTGGTCAAAATCATTGTTCAGGTTCACTTCGTTCATACAATCCCCAATATTTTCTTCCGGATCTGCTCGGCTTTTTCTTCCGAGAGACCGTCTTTTTTGACTGACCTAACAATATCATCTGCGGTTTTTTCCGCTTTCTTCTGAAAATCCCCCTTTAATCTCTCTCTTGTAACTGTCGATGATTGCAGCTTCGCAAAATCGGAGATAATCCTCGGTGTTTTGCTTATGTCTATCCCTTCATCAAGCAACAGCTCCATGAGCTTTGCCGCCATCTTCTTGGCGACTGCCTCTTCCAGTATCATGCCGTCGCCGCCTGCCTCGGAGACCAGGATTTTGCTCTTGTCTTCGATGACTAAAAGCCTTCGATACTCATTGAGAAAATCCTTCCCGTACCTCCCGATGCTGGACCGTGATATGTCGTGTCCCTTGCCCTTCAGATAGTCTGAGATGTCCTCGTACGTCTCACCCTCTATAAGCAGTCTATTGACCTCCCTGCGTATCTCAGGGGGCAGCTCGTCTTCAACCTTGCTGTGTTTTCTGATCTTGGTATGTGTACCACCCATCCTCGTCCCTCATTGCTCATTGCGGGTTCGATAAATCGAACCCCTACTACTCCAGATCCTTCTCGATTTTGGCTATGTCGTGGCAGATTTCCATGTATTTCATTTTTAAATCCCGCGCCTCTGTCGCCATAGCAGCAACGCCTTCGAGGTCAATCTCGGCAATCGGAGAGACAGAGGACGCAGCAAGAAGATTTTTAATCGACTTAATCTGGGTATTGATCTGCAGGGATAAATCAATCCTTTTCTGCTTCAGATCCAGATATTTCCCTTTCAATATCAGCCTTTCTTCACTCATTTTTCACCTCACAGAATATACACCGTTAATTCTGTCCACCAATCGGGTAATTGCCTGCGTATTCATGATTACAACGTCCTTTAAATCCTCTGCCAGACGCTGATCCTTTTCGAGCAATTTAACGTTGTTTTTGTACATTTCAACCACATCTTTATGCATTTCCACCACAGCATCAAACCGTTTCTGATAGACGCGGGCCAGGAACATGGCAAATATCCAGGGGCCGACAATAACAACGAAAACAATAAGTCCTAGCGGCCAGCTGCCAATCCTCTCCAGTAAACCCGCCAATGCGGTTAACGCCGCAACCTGTTCGATAGACATTTATTGCTCCTGTTTGTTAGCCTTTCAGCATTCCCTGTCTCAGGAAGATGCCGATTAGACACGTTATCGCCGTCTGAATTGCGGATACCAACCCCATTTCGCCGGCAAAATATGCCCCGGCTGTTGTAACCAGCCCGGCAATCCCTGTCCATACGGTTTTTGACTGATACAGTTTTTTATCTTCTGCCATGTTCTCCTCCTCTGTGTTTATGATGTTATATTCGTAGCCTCCCATATCCTACACCTTAAAATGCGGATAATCAGGGCGTGGCTGCCCCTTGCTGTTCCTGAATCGCCCGCCCCATGTGAGACCAACCCTCTCGCCAATCTGCCCTGCCTCAATATAATCAGGGATATCATTTGCGTTGACATTGACCTTGACATCCCATGTAGGAGATAGCCCCCCTTCTTTTCCCCCCTTATCTAAGGGGGGACTGAGGGGGGTTAAAATGGCGATATCAAATGCCTTCCTGTCAATATGTCTTGATCGCTTGGTCCACGTGACGACCTGCCCTGGCTTGGTGCGGCCCTGGGCATAGAGATTGTTTTGTTCTTCTTGGGAACGATAGGTGCAAGTCAGCATAAAAGGGACACCTGCCTCAGCCATCTTCTCCTTAAAAAGCCAGTATTTTTCTTGTAGCTCCGGAACACAGTCCTCAATCTTACGTGATGGCATCTCTTTCTCCGTCAGGGCAATCACAAGGATTGCCCCTACATTTCAGTTTTACGTTTCACATATCACAATCCCCGGCGTTGTATGCACACTGTAAAACGATGCCTCTGCCAGTCCATCTATGGTACTGATATCGTGCACCTCCACATCATGCCCACAGGCAATCAAATCTGCCGCCAGCTTTTTGGCAGCATCGCATTTCGGTCAATTTTGACTCACAAAAATCTTGATCTGCATCTTTTCCCCAAAAACAAAAAGCCCGCTCCCCGTTGCATTTGCAACGGAAAGCGGGCTTCATGAACCCTGTTTTGTTCTAGGGCGCTCAGGGCGCCTCCAAAATTGTATTTTTACGATTACCCTGTTTTTATATTATTGTCAACTATTTTTTCACCATATATCCAATGTTTACACTTTTTGCATTTTGTCCTGAACTTCTCAGCCATTGCTTCTAAGACAGGCTGCCTACAATGAGGGCACATAAAAATCTGTCCGGGGTCACATTCCATCTTTTCTTCTTTAGCAATAACTTTATAACCAGGGTTTAGCATATCTATCCCGAATGCGCCTTTTCAACAGATGGCTTAAGCCGTCTGTTTGATATCATACCCAAATTTCTCCACCAACTTCTTTTTGCCGCCGACCATAAACAACCTCTCATCCGTCCACTGCTCCACCACCGCCCTGTCAATAGATTTTGCGATTTTGATCGCCTCTTCCCAGCCCTGCTCCTCAATTTTAGCCAGCGTATCTCTTGCCAGGCTCACCTTCATCTCCTTGGCATACAGCAGGATGCCGTTTGTCAGGCTGATCTTATCCCTGCCGTCAAAGAGCCTGCCCGCATTCTGCTTCATCAGGAAGACGATCTCTTTGTCAAACACGGCAATCTGCTCTTTCAATAATCCGAGCTCAGGTTCGTATTTCTTCCTGATCGCAGCGAGCTCCGCCTCTGCCTCTTTTTCCAGCGAATCAATTCTGCCCACAGTAAACTTAATGTTTTTCAGCATAATGTCTGCCTTGTCTTCCAGATACCTATCCATTTCTCTCCGCCCCCTGTCCTCCGTCCCCTGTCCTCTGTCCCAGATTCATCTGCATCTGCCCCAGCAGCTCCGCCAGCCCGATCCGTCTGACCTTCGACTCCATCCAGAGCGATTTCAATGCCCGCCGGCGAATCCTGCCAAGATAATCCTCCAGCTCCGATCCAACTCCGGCTAAATAATATCCACCTCCATTCGGAGACGATATTGAACAGATCGGAACGCCGTCCTGCCTGAGGATGGT